GAAAGTTGTAAAACTATCATACTATTACAAATTTCTTTGGTTTATGCCCTATTGTACTTTCTAATACATATCTTATTGCGTCAATGGTATGATTGTCTTTGTCTTCGGGTGCGTCAAGTAAGTTTCCATTTTTATCAACCTTCCATTTGTAACTACCAAATTCTTGTAGAATATTTGTACTTGTTGTTTCAATAAAATTATAATGTTGTTTCATAAGGTCAATTCCATGTAATATACTTTTTTTATTTACGGGTTTCGCATTGTATTTATTCCTTCGCAATTCCTCTATTGTTTGTGGTTGTGCGCTATCACACCATATTGTATCTGTTCTATCTATATTCAGGTTTCCTAACTTGTGTATAAAATCAAGTGTGGTAAGACCCCTGTTGTGTAGTAGTTCCCTGTAATACAAAGTATCACCTTCCTGATATACAGCAATAAGTGTTGTAGGGTCATTATACCCAAAGTCAGCACCATACCCCAATAACTTTGCCGAAGGTGGTATTTGTTCTATTGTATTGAACCTGTTGAATACAAGGGTGGTTGCTATACCCCTTTCCCCTAATGTGTATATACGGTACAGGTTTTCATCTTTACCTTTTAGGTTTTCTAATTCAAGAATAATTGTTTTTTCTACAAACGGGTTGTCCTTATAAGTTGTTTTGAATAAGTAACTATCTTCCCTACTTTCCAAATCATAAACCCAACAAGAAAGTTCACTAGGGTTAAGGTCAAGGATAGTTTTATCGCTTGTTCTAAATATAAGTTGGTTCCAATCTTCAAGGGTAAGTTCATTTGCCTCATTACAATAAAGGTAATTCCTTTTGGAACCCCGTAGTTTTTGTGGTTCATCAACACTGAACCAATTTATTATGTTAGTTCCCAATTCAAAGTAACCTTCCTGTTTATGCCATTTAGTAGGGTCATACAAACCAAACTTTTCTAATACATCTATAAGGTCTTTCAATACAGAATTTTTCAGCGATGGTAAAGTTTTTCTAACTATTGAAAGTGTTTTACCTTCCTCTTGTAAAAGTTTTACTACCCAATAAATTAGTATGTTATATGTCTTTCCACTTCGGGAACCCCCCTGTGCTATAACAATACGCCTTTTTATTTCATCACTGTATTGTAGTTCCTCAAATACTTTTGTGGTTTGTACCTTCATAACCTCTCCAACATCTTATCAAACCACAGGTCAAGGTCGTAGTATCGTGAGTTAGAACCTTTATCATCAAAACCTTTACTTGTTTGTGGAGGTATTCCCTTACCACCACCATATATATTTTGTGGTATATTATTTTTTCTTTCATTTGATGATGACTTTCCAACACTACCATCGTTCAACATATCATCACAGACAAGTAAGTTGGGGGTAAAACGACCTTGTTGTTGCTTATACTTGTAAAAAGTTTGAGGTCTTCCACCAACTATAATATCTTGATGACCCCCAATACCACTCCTTTTTTCTAAAAACTTACCCTCACCCTCATCAACAAAAGGTATTCTACAATCTGAGACCCAACAAACTCCCTTACTATATCTCATTTCTTAAAAAACTTGATAAGTTCATCTCTGTCTATCTCACATCGTTCCTTTGCTATATCCATATACTCCTGTTCCCTTTCAATACCAACAAAACTACGACCCATCAGTTTTGATGCTATACCCGTTGTCCCTGAACCCAAGAACGGGTCTAAAACAAAATCACCTTCCCTTGTAAATAAGGTGATTATATACGACATTAGTTTTACTGGTTTGGTAGTGGGATGGAAATTCTTTTTTGCTAAGGTTGGTTTATCAGGGTTTCCCCCCATTTTACTACTATCTTGATTAGCAGAATATGTAGCACCAATCCTACCTTCCTTCGCTTCCGTAGTAAGACCAAAATCCTTTTCCTTTTTTGCTGGTTTTGGAACTTGAATAAATGGATAAGTCATTTTGATATTATTAGGTAATGCCTCAAAGTTCAGGACATTATCTATGTATGATTTTGACCCGTGTGGTTTCATACCGATTATGATATGTTCCACCGCTGGTTTGGGTTGGAACCCTAACTTACTACCTTCATACTTTTTAGCCAGGTCTGTTGCGGGTGCTGTAATACTACCAGCATCTCCACTACCTAATCCTGGTGCGTCATCTCTAAAAGGGCTTGTAAAATCATACTTATATCTTTCACCTTCTTTTCTACCAACAACCTCACGCTCAACCCCCAATCTTTTATCTATCATTTTACTCGTATCACTCGCTTTTGGAAACCCTGTGTGGTATGTCCAAAGAATTGGTGAGAAACTCATATCAAACCCCGCATCTTCAAGGTCTTTTATCATACGATACAACACATCACTACGGGGTGAGGACATAACCGCAATAAACGCACCAGGTTTGAGAACCCTATAACACTCCCTCCATATTTCTTTATCAGGTAATGTTTTATCCCAATCCTTTCCCATAAAACCTATTGAATATGGTGGGTCGGTTGCTAACAGGTCAATAGACCCGTCTTTTATCGTTTTTAGGACATCTTTGCTGTCCCCGAGTAATAAGTGTTGTTCTACCATATTTTCAATATCCCCTTTTTTTTCCTTTTGTTTTTAGGTAAAACTGAATTGCGTTTAGGTCACCCTTTTCTATTTGTAATAATAATTTGTTTTCAACATAATCTATTGAAAGTTCACTTACTTCTTGTAACCTATTCTTGAATTCATTGTTGGTCAGCCATTTGTTATATTCTGTACGGGTTATACCAACCTTGTTTAAGGTTTTACTTACAACACCTAAATTATTACCTAATTCCTGTAAGAATACTTCTTGTAGTTCGGTCATTATTTTTTTTGTTGTGGGTTTATATTCAACGCCCTTTTCTTTGCCCTTGTGGTAGAAAGTTTCTGTATCCGTGCCAGTTCCATTTCAAAGGGGTAGCAATGTTTCATATTTTCCAAAGTATAATAAACAATGGAAGCCCTGTATGGGTTTTTCTTTGTTTGAATAAGGGGCATCACCCCGTGTATTTCATTTTGACCATCAAAGATAGCCAAATACCCATCTTCTTGTGCCAACGCAAAACCATATTCAGGAAACACTAATTCCCCACCGACAATACCATCACGCAGAATAAGTACATTACTTAAATTCCCCCTAAAATTACCAGTGTCTGTATGGTACTTTATTGCGTGGTTTACATTTATATTCGCTGTTGTGAAGGGTGTGTTTTCATTTAGTTTGTAATCATCATTTACCTCTTGTTGAATTGTTTGTATGTCGTGTTGGTATTGTTCGGGTAAATGTTTTTGGTATATTTCTGTTAGTTGTGGTAGGAAATTGAATAACGCTGCGGTATTACCTTTTTCGCTTTTAGTTTTTTCACTGAACCTACAATAATCATTTCTTACAGCAATACGGGGTAGTGAACCAAACACACTACTTTGTGTTGGTAATGCTTTGTGTGTTCTGTATGTTTTTACATATTTGGTTGTAAGGGAAGCCTTCCTAATTTGTTCTAACAATTCCTTTTCAACCTTTATGTATAACCCAACTGCTTTTCCACCTTTATAAAATACGGTGTCTTCCTTTATTAGGTTTGTGTATTGTTCCCTAACAGGTTCTTGTTTTAGTAGGTGCTTACCATCCATTATTTTTACAAGGTCTATTCTATTCATTTCTCCATTAGTTTTAGTATTACTTGGCTGTTGTCTTCTACATTGAATTCAGTTTGTTTTTCCTCAAACCAGTTCACTACCCTTGTGAAGGTTTCACTATCAAACACCAAAAACAAACGCTTTATTTCAGCGTTCATAAACTTATCAAGTTTGGAAGCAGCATCTAAACCTTCATATTGGTTATGGTTTGTTAGTGTGTCTTCACTATTGAAAGGTGAAAGGCCCCAATCATCAAGTACTTCCAATTCCCAATCAAGGTGTAGTTGTTCCCAATTCCAATCACCATAACCCACATTATCCTTTATTACAAACTCTTTCTTTTGTGCTTCGGTAAGTTCACTTACCTTTACCACTGGTACTTCCTTATATCCCAAATTTACGAGTGCTTGTAAACGCATATTTCCACCCAACACCATGTTGTTTTCATCTATAACTATTGGGCGTAGTTCTAACATTTTTGGGAACTGTTCAATACTTTTTTCCAACTTTTCCATTTGTGAAACACTAATGGTTCGGGGGTTGTTCGGGTTGGGAATAATTGTTTCCACATTTACCCATATAATTTTTTCCATTTCTATTTTATAACCTCAATGTTTATTCTTGTTGCGTTGGGGTCAAACCCTATTACAACTAAATATTCTTTATTGAACATTTTATACAACTCTTCATCTACCTTTGGTATTGGTTCACCAGGCATAGTTATTTTCACTATTGGGCGTGGCTTAAATAATTTCCACAACATTACCCTTCTAATTGTGTTTTTACAATTTCAATGGTAATTGGTTGTTTGTCTATTGCTTGACCTTGTGTTGTTACATCTACCTTTGTACTTTCACTCCAATGTTGTGGGAACTTATTACGGACAATCAACGACCATAACCTTGAATTGAAGCCTACACCGCCATCTTTTTCCATTGCTGTATGTGCCATATTATACCAATATTCCTCACATAATTTATGGTATTCTTGGACGGCTTCATAATACTTTGTATTCCTTTTCAATAAAGCGTGGTGCCCCATCCATGAAATTCCCAATTCATTTAGGAAGTGGGTAATGTGTTTCCCCTTGTTTCCTGCCTCAATTATAATGGTATACCACTCAGGGTTCATTGTCTGTTCCAATGGTGGTCTTCCCACCTTTTTCTTTTGTTCCATACTAATAATTATTTCTTATGGTGGTTGGTTAGGTATAGGTTCCTTCCCAATTTTATTTTTTCAATCGCATCTTCTTTTGAAGGTTGTTGTGAACTATTCGGGTATAAACTATTATAAACAGTATATACCTCTAACCAATCAAGGTCATTGAATTCGGTGGTAGGTTTTACATTTATTAGTTCATCGTATAGTACTACGGCTAATTTCAGGTGTTCCTTACTTTTTAAGTTATTTATCCTTTGTGTTTTTCCTTTGTTACAATTACAACCCATTTGTTTCTTTATTTATTTGTTTATCTATTTCACCCAATACATAAGCACTTTCATAATCTTCAAGTTCCACTGCTTTTGCTTGTAGTTTTTTTATTTGTTGTGATAAAAGTTCATATTCAATTCCCAAATTGTCCATATCAGTAACTAACCCCCGTTTCAGTTCCCGTAGTATTTCTATTTGTTCCTGTTTGGTTTTTTTGAACCAATTATCAGTAATGACCTTTATATTCATACTAAATAAATATAATAAAAAAATACCATAAGTAAAATAAAAAAAACCCCGTAGTAAATGGCATGAAACTACGGGGTAAAGGGGTAGAAAAAAAAATAATGACTTGCGAAATTGAACTACCCCCTGTATATAATAAATATATCCTTTTACTTAAAAAGTTGAACCCAATAGCGTTGGGTTTTTACACTTTTTCTATTGGGTTCTAATAAATAAAAATAACATGGGTGTATTATTCTTACTAATTTATAATGTTTTTCATAAAAATATAAATACAAATTTTATATTTGTAAAAATTTTACTACTAGTTCTAGTACTAGTTCTAGTTATGTATATATATTTATTTTTTTTTATACTAGTACTAGGCTAGTTCTAAATATAAATAAAATAATTATTTTATTTATATTACTAGTTCTATTGCTAGTTCTAGTATTAGTTCTAGGTAATTTACCAACCCACTAAAAAAAAGTAAATAGTACAATAAATATTTTTCTTATCATTGGTTTTTTCTAATTCTTTTGTATATTTATTGTTATATGGGTGAGTTTGATGAATACTTGAATAGGCGTATGCTAACCGAACAAGGTTGGGTATATTTCTGCCGTATTTGTGGGGAATATAAACCCCAACAAGAATTCTATAATCGTAAAGACACAAAGTTCGGTATTGAAACTAGATGTAAAATACACTTCACCAAAAAGGGTAAAGATGATGAAGGTGGTGATAACCATTTGAAATTAGCACCTTTGAGGAAAGATGATTTTTTGGGGGCACAAAAATTACTTGAAGGTTTGGGTTATAAGTTCGGTGTTAATGAACTAACTGTATATCAACAATTTCTTTCTAAACATAATATAAATGGCTAAACAAAAACTAACTTACAAAGAAGTAATACTAATAAAGTATTTACTAAATTCAGGGCATACTAGTGTTTCAATAAGTAAACTTATTGGGAAGGTAGGCCCCAAAGCAATTTCTAAAATAAAATTAGGTCAGAGGTGGTCTGAAGTACCCGCACCTACCCCCGAATATGGTAATGAACTATACCTTCGGTTACAGCGTCTAAAAACACTTGAATTGGAATGCCAAAGTCAATTATAGTAGATGGGGTTGAAATGAAAAAATGTAATGGTTGTGAACAACTACTTGATGTTACAAATTTCAACAAAAATAAAAGAACCGCCGATGGTTACAGTTACACTTGTAGGGCTTGTTTCGGTATACACAAAACACCAGAAACATATATTACCACTTCAAGGGAAATGTTGGAAGCAATGGGGTATGATACTGACCCTACAAACCCAATTTCAGTTCACAAACAATTTCTAATAAAACATAAACTTAATAAATAAAAATGGTAAATTTTAATTCTTTCCGTGATGAAATAAAACAAATACAGAAACAAAGAAAAAACAATGATGTCTTTATCAAACAGACATTATTGGGGTTCTTGAAGGATGCTTGTGTTTTACTCCGTGATTCTGTTGATAGTATATCACACCCCGATGCTAATTTTCAAATTGAAAGGGAAATGCTAGAATACGGGCATAACTATAATGTTGTTTATTACTACAATGAACATGGTTATTCATACCCAAAACAAATAAAGGTATTCAATATTGTTTATTACCCTGGCGGTGATGTGAATTTGGAAATTAATTTATGGTCTACAAATGAGTATGATGGAACTGTTGGTATGGAAATGAGGCAAAAACTACTGAATTTCCTATTACAATACAACCTAATAGGAGATATTGTAAAAAGGTTACAATACCTTCTACCAATGATAAAAGACCTTCAAAGCAAACAAAAAGAAAGTGAAAGCAATATGTGGAAATCATACCACAATAAAACTGGTGAAATGTTTAATGAGGTAAACAAAAACCTAATAAATGGTATAACCATAACCCTTACAGAACCTTATGATTTCACTTACGGTACAAAAACTTTCTTTGGTGATATTCTTACCTTCATCAAAAAAGATGGTAAGAGAAATGGGGAACTGACACTTCATAATAGCACCACAAATCAAAGTATTAGTTGGGATAAACTCCCGTTCAATTCATTGGGTAGAATTGCCCGTGACCTTGTATACCATGAAATAAGAATTGGGGAATAAATAATATTGAAATGTTAAAAACAAAAAAAGAAATTTGGGGGGAAAAATACCCCTTCGGTGAAATGTGTGAAAGGTTGGTAATTGAATATTTGGAAAAAAACCATAACACCATTTTACTTGAAAGAAGGAAAGACAACAAGTATGATTTTATGATGGGTACAAATAAAGGAATTTTTACTTATGAAGTGAAGGGTGATAATTTTTGTGCCCCACCGAAAATTCTAAATGGTAGAAAAATACAGGGAACCGATAGTGGTAATATGTTTATTGAATTTCAACAAAGTGAATTACCAAGTGGTATTGAAGTAACAACCGCAGATTGGTTTATTTATTTCTATTACCACATGAGTAAATTGTATTTTATCAAAACCGAAAAATTAAGGGAACTTATAAAAAACAACCAATTTGTTGTCGGTACTGTTTGGTATGATAAGAAACCCAATTTGGGTTATTTAATTCCTCGTGATAAGTTTGCGGAACATTTTATTATTGTTGATATAACACAAAAATATGCCGTATAATGTTTTAGGTGAAAAGTTGTAATGAAAGTGAACTGAACTTTGGTGAGTAAAATAATTCATTGTATATTTGTTGAAATAAAAACAAATAAATAAAATGGCAACAGGAATTATAAAAACCGAACTCATGGAAAACCAAGAATACCGTGAAGCCTTCCACATGTATTTTCAGTATGTAGGTAGAAACAAGCGTTACGCTAATATCTACAAAAACAAGATGGATAAAATTGAAAAACAACATAAAAAGTAATGTCACTGAGAACCCTAACTTTTACCCCGAAACAAACCGAACATATACACGCCACTATTCGGGAACAACTATTTGATGTAAATGACCTTCTTGAAAGCGAAGGTTTAACAGGTATGGATACACAATTCCTAACAGAACACCGAATTATGCTAAAACAAATTCTTTCGCAATTGGAAAAAAAATTGTAATTATATTATTTTATATTTGGTTTTTTCTTATTTATTCTTATATTTATAGTAAATAAATAAAAATAAATACAAACAAAAATGGCATACTATAAAGACATGTTGGAAGCAGCGGTTGAATTTGAATTGGAAAAACAACTTGCTGATGAGGAATACTGGTATTTCAGGTTCCTACAAGAAACTGAACAAGCGAATAAAATTATAAAAACTGCTTTTACCCATGTATAACCAAAATGACGATAAGAAACAGGTATTCATTATTCGCCAGTCACAACTGGAAAGAACACTTGAATACTATACAATGTTGGGGAAAAAACCAACAATGCTTGAGTGGGTAAAAACCGCAGAACTACTAAAAGATTATGTTTTAGATGGTATTACCGATGATGTTAGGAAAAGAATAAACGGGTTGGATAAGTACAACCAAAACAAACTATTGGGTGAAATAACCCAATCACAAGGCTAGTTCTGCCATTGAAATAGTGTTTTTATTTTGTTTCAGGGGGGGTATTACCACCCCCCTTGTAATTTTTCCAAACCTTCTGTGATGTATACACAAGGGTTGCTAATAAAACTAAAACCTTCAATACCATTTCTACATTTGCTAATGTAAAAGAAAGGCTCACCACATTTAAAAATATGGTTTTATCATTTATACAGGATAAAAATTGTTTCAGTACCATTTCTTATTCACCACTACCACGACCACCGTACCACCAAGGATAAGGGCAACCATACCAATTAGTAGTTGAATAAGTACCCAAAGACAACCCCGAAGCGTTTTTAGTAACAAACTTTCCACCACTAGGTAAAGTAATATTACTTTTGAATGCCCCACCAAATTCAGGTATCAACTGCCCGTTATTTGTAGTTAAGGTATATTGTGGGTATTTCCAGTTGTTAAAAACAAGGTGCCTGCGAAGTAAATTGTCGTTGAATTGTGCTTGGTCTCTTGCCCCGTTTTTTAGGTAGGAAAATTCTTTGACCCCTATTGGGTTACTTTGTTCACTACGGAATTGTTGTAAACCTACATTTACAAATTTGACGAAAAAATTATCTAACGCCAAATAGTAGGCATAACTAATAAGTGTAGGTTGAATAAAGTTGTTTAGTAATTCTTTATAATCAACTTTTATGGGGTCTTCAATATCACCCGTCTTTACCAAATCAAGGATATACTCATACAAGTTAGTTCCCAAACTTTCCTGAATAAAGATTTGTTGTGCCTGTTGTATGGAAAAACGCAATTCACCACTATCAACATTGTCTGTGATACTGGTATTTGCTTTAAGCTTTTCCTCTGTGATTAGTAAAACATTGTATATCATACTATTTGGTTTTGTTGTATTTCTAAACTTACCGATTGATCAGGATACATAAGTTGTACTACGGGTTGTAGTTCCCTTAAGATGAACTCTTGTAGTGGTTTTATACTTGTGTTCATAAATAGTTTGTAGGTTGTTTCCAACTGCTCGGCACTTGAATTGAAGCCCGTAGGTGAAGGTAAACCAATAATACTACCATCTACAATTTTATGCCCCGCTAAAATATTTTCCCTAACCAAACCGAAAATTTCGGCATAACCCCCTGTTGCCATCGTAGGGGTAATTTGTGTAATTTCAGGTTTACCACCTTCACCACCATAAGAAACAATTATTCTACCTGCGTTCTCACTACCCCTATAACGGGCTTCCAAACGGGCTAATATATCCTCTTGGTCGTTCTGGCTGTCAGGGGCTTCTTGTGGGAAGTGTACCCACATTGAAGGTGATGCTCCGTTCATAATATTGTGTAGGTTGAACGAACTGATGGCTCTTGATAGTTGTATATCAAGTATACTACTTAAGTAATCTGGCACCCCGTAAAACAAGTAACCAGGTTGGTATTGTTTGATGTGAATAATCTGTCTGTCAGTATAATTCTTTGGGTCAAATTCTTTGAACTCTACGACCCCTGCTTTTCGGTAGTTAGCCCAATCGTGGCAGTATAACCATGTATCACTGATTAGTTCAGTATCTTTGGGTTTACCCGCACGCATATATTTTGAAGGTATAATGTGGAAGCCAGCAATACCTTCACTACGGTCATTTTTCCAAACGATTTCTAAAAATAAATTACCACCAACAATGAACTCCCAAAACATTTGTTTTACAACATCATTTAGTGTTTCTTTGCTGTTTATCTTATAATCGGTTGTAAAACCCTTACCACTGGCATTATCTACCTTACTTCTAATACAGGCTGCGTGAATAGGTGAAAAATCACTATAATCATACCACCTTTCAATTTCCATATTATCCGCGCCCCACCTGACAAAAAACTCATTGCGGTTTATCTTTTCCACAAACCTACTGAACCCGCCAGCAGTGTTGAATTGTAGTGCGTCTATTTTAATCATTATCAGGGTTATATACTATAAATACATCGCTGTTGCCGCTATATGCGTCAGGGGTAAGGGTGTTTGTTCCAACTACCATACCAATTACTTCATATACCAACTCATCAGCGTTGTTTGGGTTTAGGTTTGTGGGGCTATCCTGTGCCCATACTCTAACCCAATATTCACCAGGTATAAGATGGACATTTGTAGTTCCACTTGTGGTATTACCCGTTAGGCTTTCAGGTATACTATTATCAACATCTATATTGAATAAATTGTATGCGGGGTAATATGTTGAAGTATAAGGAATTTCATACGGAATAAAAGACCAACTTTGGAAAGTAAGTTTATGTACCATTTCCCACATAAAATAATCATAAACCCCCAACATGTTTCTATCACATACTGCGGGTACATTGTTCTGTTGGTTTTGGTAAATGTATATCATTATGTTGAAATTGTATTTA